TGGAAATGTGCCTTTGAATTTCGCAAAGATGGCTGCGGCTTGTTTGGCATCACATCGGATCTCTTGGAGACACAAGATGTCGGGAGAAAGTCGGTCGATGCACGGCTGCAACGCGTCTTTTCGGTCTACAGCTCTTAGTCCGTTCACATTCCACGAAACGATCTTTGTCGCGGACATTGTGTTGGTGGCTTGGCAATCTTGTCTTTTATCAAGTTTTTTTAGATTTTGATTGTAGAGACTCATGGACTTGTACGTTTACGACTCGACGGGAAGGCCGCGACATGCGCTCGTTGACCTTGGGGAACACAAACGCTACTTATTGGTCGAGATAGGCTCCGAAGGCCACATACCGGATGCTATTTCATTTGTTAGAGGGTACACGAGACGCGGCCAGGGCGTCAAGGTCTTTTTGAGATCCCGGCGTGCCTTGGGCGTGGCCGATGCCTTGTTGAGGCATCTGGAGAGTCATGGTCGGCGTTGTGAGGTTATGGAGTGTAGCAACGTGCTACTTCGAGACACGTTGCGTCTATCGCATCTCTCACGAGGGTGCGAGGAGGTTCGATGGGACCGAGGTTTGGCCGTGTCTAAATCGCAACGCGAGGGTGTCATGATGATTCAGGCAAAGGAGCGGGTTAAAAAAGCTCAAACAGTGTGTGTGGTGACCAGTAGCCATGATCTCATGCGCCAACTTTGTAGCTCGTTGGATATTTCTTCGTCTCCATTGCGGAGCGTGGTTGTCGTATGTCCGACCGAGGGTTCGCACAAGCGACCGTCAATGTGCGATCTAGTGGACGTGGCCACGGCCGAGGTCAATCCTCACATGACGGTCACCCTATGCGAGTCTAAATACAATGCATTTTACACAGAGAATGACCACCACGCCGGAAAAGTAAAGCGGGTCGTTACAGGACTCGGTGTTAAATTCGTACGGTACCCTGATTGGTTCGAGACGATGACGTCCATGAAGAGCGGGCATCTAGCGGACTTGGTGAGGTGCGTTCGGTCGAGACGCACGTGGCTGCACCTGGACGTTCTTCCGGAGGCGCTCCCAGTCGCTCTTATTGCGTTGCAAAAGCTTGTGTATTTGGAGCTCCTCGACCATAATTAATGTTCAAATATGATATAACATGAGCGCCCCCCCAACCGCCATTTCTCAGATTGATAGGCTTAAGGCACTGCTTGAGCAACTGGATCTCGCCAAGTACTCTTCCCTCAGTGACATTCTAAACACTGTGTTCGAGTCGGGCGAGAAGTTCTCCGAGTTCATCGACAGTCTCAACACTCACATTGCACAAGAGGAGAACATTGCCAAGAAGCTCAGGACCCTGTACGATTACATCAACGAGCTACCTAGCGAAACCGATATCGCCCAAGTCGTGCCTCTCGACAAGCTAGCGCAAGTCATTGCAGTCGTAGAAAAGCACGTCAAGGTGGTTGAGGAGAACAATGATAAGGCCGAGCAGCTGGACACCTTGTACAAGACCATCAACACATCCTACTCGCGCCTAAAGAAGGAGGCCGATGACGTGGAGGCGTTCATGACCACCTTCAAGACCAGCGTCACCTACTTGACTCGCTACGAGAATGACAAGCCTGTGCTCAACTTGGTGGACATGGATGCGTCCTTCAACAACAAGATCAACACGGGACTCGATTACCCTTCCGGAGGCAGCCTCAAGTTCCTCGAGGCCGTGGACGGCGCCAAGCCCATGGTGTTTTACACCCCTACCGAGTTTGTTCGCGGCTACATGCGCAGCGAGACCATCATCATCGACAAGGACGCGGAGTTCTTCCGCCTATTTAGCAGCGAACCCGAGACGTACGACATTGGCATGATCAACTCCGTCTTGCCCCTCGAAGATAGTCCCGAAGAGACCGCTTTGTACAAGGATGCCGAGTTCGAGATCGAGATCTACCTACCCGGCCAAGATGCACCCGTCACCACCGGCTTCACATACTATTCGTTTGCGCTCGGTGTGACACTCTACCCCGGCTGCAAGTTCCGAATCCTTTACAAGAAGAAGGGAGCTAATGCCACACCTTTCAAGTTCCCCAAGCTACGAAAGTTGCGCTTGAGGCAGGCCAAGGCTCCTCTGGCCATTCCATAAACAATAACAAGTCGTGAAAACGCCCGAACTCTTTTTTGTATGCTACCGCGGAAAACAAAACGCGGATTTTATCTTCTCGTTGAGCAAATGAACCGCCCTTTTAACACATTGCACATTCAAGAGGTCAAGACACGGCCGGAAAAGACGTATGTGGTCGTGGACAGTCGCTATCGTGACGTGACTCAGTACCCCCACGTCAACTCATTCGTCGTGGACTTTGACACACCGTTCAAGAATGTCATGTCGATTGAGCTGGTGTACGCCGTGTATGACAAGCAAGGTACAGAGCGATACATCAACCTCTGTATTCCCGAGGCTTCTTCGTTCCTCAAGTCAAACAACAACATAATTGAAGGGTCATTTACACAATTGCCCCTCGTGGATCACGTGAATGAGTATACCGGCAACAAGTTTAGGTCCATCAAGGTCTTTGATCCACCTCTCGCCAAGATGGGCCGCCTCACACTCAATATCATCTCAGAAAAGGGACAGCCATATCCCATGCGTGACTATTTTATGCGCTTTGAGATTGTGTGGGCCAAGCCAGAAGTGTGAACGCAAGATGAATTCCACACAATACGGAATTTCGGAAAAAAAGACTAACTGTTATTTAAATATACTCGCGCCAAGACACTGCGACAGCCACGTTGGTCGTACCGAACATGCCACTGATGCGGATTGCGACAGTGTCCGGCGTGCCGTTGATGCGAGCCATGAGCGATGCAAACTGGTCGTCGAGGTCTATCGTCTCGATACTGTTGCTACCAATAAATCCTGTCGCCAGAATCGTACCTGTATTGATAGTGTCGTCGGAGTCATTGCGGCGCACGACCGACTGCCCGACGGAAGCAAAAGTGGCGTCGGTGAGAATGGGGATAATGGTACCGTTGTCTGAGCGGCCGGGACCAAGAATGAGTTCCCAGCGGGCAAAGCCGGTCTGGGTGTTGATGACCTGGACCTTTGTGATTTGCACACGGCATCGGATTCGATTCGACAATAGGCTGAGTGCGATAAGGTTCTTGTTTTGTTCATTGGCAGTCAACAACTTTTGTTTACTATTGGTGCCAAACACACGAATGTCATTGTTGGTGCGATCCTGCTTTGCGTACACAATCGCATAGCCCTGCAACATGCTACCAGTGCTCGTCGCACCCGTTGTGCCGTTGCCGCGGATCTCCCATCGCAAGGGAAGCGATGGCATGCAGTCGCTCGTTAGACTATTGCCGAAAAGGCTATCGGAGAACTCGTGACAAAACACAATCAAGTCGTTGTACATGACACCCAAGCGCATGGCGGTGCCCTGGCGGTTGCGCATCTCAAACACGTACGTCATGCTCTTCTTAAAGTCGACATTCAAGACACTCGCCCCCTGGCCGTTGAGTCTGTCGATGTTCCAATTAGCTTGGGAAATGACAAGATCTGGTTGCCCATCACGTCTCAAGACGACACTAACTTCGTCTGTATTGGTCGTGGTCGTGCCAGTGGTGACGCTCTTGGTCTCGTACTGGAAGAAAAATCCGGCACGGCCTGGAGTAGTGTAGTTTTTACCAGTGACGATGTCGTCCTTGTCCTCATACAAGCCAATGCGCGAGATGAGGTTTCTGGCTATGATGTTGGTGCCCCCGACGTTTCGCTCAGCCTCGACGAGTGTTCCAGAGATTACGGCGAGCGTGTCTTGGCCGAGGCGGTAGTTGAGGTACATCTTGCTTTGGCGGACGGACTTGGAGGTGGGTGTGGTGACGTTCATGCGCACAAGTTGTGATGTTTGATCATAGACGTTCGTGGAACCAGTGTTGGTGAGTTGGTCGACTTCTAGTGGGTTGTTGTCCACGTTCATCTGGAGCTCCATCAGAGACACGCACTTGCTGAGATCCCACGTCTCGACCCTAAACTTGGCCCACTCGACTAGCTTGTACACGAGCTCCTTGATAGTGGCAGAATTGGGGTAGGACACGTTCACAAAGTTGTAGAAGCCGATGTTTGAGTCGTTCTTGATGTAAAAGCTTTGGTTGTTGTCCATCTGCACCGACATGTTTGCCTTGTTAAAGTACACGGTAGTGTTTTGCTGGGTGTCGGTCACACGGATGAAATCGCCGTCGTTGAAAAAGCTGACAAACTTGTCACTTGTTGACATGCTTTTCAATAAAAAGACATTATTCCTCGTAGAAAGAGGAATTTTTTCACACGATACTCATGCTACCAAAGTCCAACGCTATCGAGTCGGCCACGAGATGCGTGAGCTTCTGTAACCGAGCCACGTGAAAGTGTAGATGCCACAAATCCGCCTGGAACTGCTTGCACATTCGACCGAGCACCACGTGCGCACACGTCGCAAACGTGCGCCCGTTGGAAAATACAAACGCACACGTGGCCTGGTCGAACACTACGCCTCGAGGCAGAGCAACTGCCTGTAGCAATGTCCCCCAATTTCTTGCGTATCCCGGTCCCACGAGTGTCTCGAACCTCAATCGCACAGGTATCAAACTCCGAGTCGCGCCCTCCCAATACGAGCCATCGGCAAAATCGAGTTGTCGTCCGTCCACGTCAAACATTCTTTATTGCAGGTTTTGGAACTGTCCGACAAATCCTGATGCGAGACCCACTGGTTCATTGTTGTCAAAATTTTCAAAAAGAGGGGCGTTCTTGGTAAAGTTCTCGACAATTGATGGCTTGTTGAGGGCGTAGGAGGATGCGGTATTTGCCTTTTGGACGCGCATCGGAGCGCCGACTGGAATGTCGTAAAAGCTTGCGGTGTCGGCGGGGTCACCACATCGGAACTCGCCCTGTGAGGAAAACATACAAGCCTTCTTCGATTCTGACATTCGTATATAGACTAGAATGAGAAATATTTCTCTCATCGAGGTCTGAAAAACAAAACAAGGCGATTTCTCTCACTTGCATCCAAAACAAGACAATATGTTGCCCCCGTTTATCACGTTGATGTTTTTGGTTGCCACTATGATGTTCTCGATGATACCGACGATGACATCTTCGTTCTCGAGCAATCCCGCCAATGTTGCGGCCACATCAGGTGGAAATCCAATGTCGTTGGCCTTGACGATCTCACGCAAAACGCGAATGACACACTCAAGCTTCTCGCGGCCATGGAGTTGCTTGAATTTTTCGACAGCAATCATGGAGAACGTGACGATACTGATCACTTGATTCACGTTCACCGATTTGGTACGAATCGCGGCCACAACAGTGTCGTACAATGATTTGTCGATCGGATCCATGTTTGTATATACAATCAAAGTCATGAAAAAGATAGAGACCAAAGATGTAAACTATTTTTGCATATACACGGACAAGGTCTTGTTGTTGTTCTGGTCTTGGTGGCCACGCATAATTGTGCAACACTCGGTCATATCGGCAGAAAGCACCGCATCGTGCAACCGAAACCCATTGGTATCAAAGTCATCGAATAAGAAAATATCGTGCATGTCCGCAACGCTCTCGGCGATATCCATCGGCAAGTTGACCGACATGACTGTGTCGCGTCCGTCATGAAAAGAAAGGCGGCTATTGCCGATTAGTTTACATCCCCTCACTACGCTTTCATATTTCAATCGAAACCCTTGATGATCCGAGTCAGCCATGTCGACACCGAAGAGTCCGCCACGCGATTCGATAAACAAGTGGGAATCGTTGGTCACAAGAAAAGACTCGACGTCGGTCCATTGCACATGCCAGGGAGTGTCGACGAGTCCCATGCGTGGATCAAGACGTCGTATGACACCCGTTCCCTTTTCCCAAATGTGTGTCCCGGACATGTCCAACATGCCTATGGGCCGAGACCTCCACTTATAGAGTTGTACGGGTCCCCATGAACATCGATCGTCAAACAAGATGATGTCGCGGTTTCTAGCGGCGACAAGTCCAAAGTCGGTGGCGACCATTGACCTAACGCCGGGCATTCTACATTTGTAAATTTGACGCCAAGGTTCGCACTCGAAACGACAC